ACCGGCTTTCGTGACTACCATGTCGTCAGTGATCATGGACCGGATAAACGACTTAAGCGGGTAGAGGATGCGCTGATAAACCGAGCGGCCTGAGAACCCGAACGCTGAGTTGGTGTAGCTGATGTAGATTGGGCGCTCGTTCATAAGCGTGGCAGAGCGGCTGCTATGATACGGCACACCAGCAACGGCGATGTTAGACGCCTTTTGGAAGTCCGGCGCGTTCGGGTCTTGGTCCAGGACCAGAGAACCGGACGTATTTAGCGGATCAACAACCGAGAAGTAAGGCGTGTATTTCCACAAATCGAACGGGTCAATTGTGTCAGTTGACGGGATTTGCGCGCCCTGCTTATTAACCGCGCCGTAAACGATAGAGCCGATGCCGTAAATGCGCGCCGTGCTGGCAACACCGAATATGAACGCGTCAATGTTTAGCGCGTCCCACGCATCTTCAAACGCCTCTTTGACGCGCGCGCCGGGGCTATCAGGCACGGTTATTTCGCGTTTTTGCGATTGGGCTAGGGTGATCGGGTCATCTACGATCTTCGATCCCAACGGATGATATTCGTATAAAATTTTACACGTTTGATAACTAGGATCGCTGCCCGGCTGGATATCGTCGCATAACAGCAGCCGCGTCAGCTCTGATCCCAGGCTGGTGCCAATCTGGACCGAAGCATTGCCTGAGCCCGCGCTGTTGTCGATGGACCCGCTCATCAGAACCCAACCTTATTGCCGAACGCGATGGCGGTGCCGTACACCATGCAGTCGAGCAAGTCATCCGCCCGGTTAGCGTTCTTATCCCCCACGCGAAAACTGCTCACCTGCGACACCATATGGTTTAGTTGACGGCCCTTGAAGTTTACCAGCTTATCAAACGCTTTAACAGTGAATTTCACAAGCCCTTGATAAACATAGCCGGATACGGAGATGGCGCGCTCGTCCTTGCCTAGCGCCGTGAATGCCGTATCAAGCGGATGCGCTTTCCAGCCGCGCCGCTTGGCCTGCTGCAAAAGCACCATGCCGCTGGCCTTATCCTCGATGAACGCCCCGAGCGATCCGCCGCGCGCGCCGGCCTCACGGGCAAGGTGCTCGAGGTTCTGGTACACGGTCGGCAGCCATGTCTCCAGCAGCGCGCCCTCGATCTGAACCAGGTCATAATCGAGGATGAAAAGCCTGGGATACGGCCACTTCTGGAACGCGAAGTATATCACTCCCGTACCGTCGTGCTCCTTGCCCGTCTTGGTGGCGCTGTCAATTACGGCGTATACGCCTTCGCAGCGGGTTGGGAAGTCAACCGGGGCGCCGTCTTGGAGCATCTTGTCAATCGAAAAGAACGATGTGCCATCCCAGGATACAAACTCCGCAAGCACCTCTTGACGCCATACGTCAGGGTGCATCCGGTTCTTTTCGCTTTCTAGCCACTCACCGCTAACCAGAGGGTTTGACCAGCTCGGCGCGTGAAATTCCTTAAAGCCGAACTCGGCATCGTGGCAAAGCTGGTAGAAGAAATTCTCTTCGTCGATGCCTCGGGGGGTTGACATCACCCATATTGTGGCTTTTGGCCGGGTTGCCATCGTTGGAACGATGGACTTGTTCCAAATGTCTATCATCTGGCCGTTTTTCGTGAATGCCGCCTCGTCTATTATGACAAGATCGTATTCGCGCCCGCGCCCAGCCAATTCGTTATCAGTCAATCGCCAGAAGTCCACCTTTCCGCCTGTGGTGGTTTTTATGACGCCATCTGTCTTATTCGACGATACGATAATTGGCTTTAGGGCGGCTAATATTTCGTCGTATGGCTCTTGAAGCTGTTTATGCTCGGGGGCAAAAAGCCCTACTTTCTTACCTTTAGCCGCCGCATCGCAACTGAACGCGACGCTCATTTTGGTTTTCCCGAATCGCCGCCCGCATCTGATCACGTTGCGCCGTGATCGCTCTTTATAGATTTTAGCTTGGCCCTCATGGAGCGTGGGTATCTGGATGATAGACACGCTAAACCATCATTCTTCCGGCAATCCGCCTTCGATAACGACCTTGTTTTGCTCAGTTTCGGCTGGTGCCTGCCCATAAATCTTTGGCAAAGCCTTAGATAGCAGCCATTTTAGCGTGTCAACGTGCAGTCGAGATCGGTCAACAGCGTCCTTTTCCTCGATCTCAACGCCGTCCGGCTTGGTCACTTTCTTCATGCCGCGCCGGGGATTGCGAGCTTCATCAATGAGTTCGTCAGCCATAACCTGGTAGCCAAGCTCACGCGCGCGGGCGTATTGCTGAGCAAATCCGTCCGGCCTATCTTCTCTAACCCACCATAAAACCGTCGAAATATCGGGAAAACCATCAGTTCGGCATATGGCGCGCAAAGTCTCACCTTCGGAAAGGCGGTGCAAAATCGTCTGCCGGATATCGTTTCCGTAAATCGCCGGTACGCCCATGTCTCAAAAATAGCACCCAATCCCCGAAAATAAAAGCCTTTATCCACACCTGAAAGCGTTGAACTACATGGCTTACGGTGGTTAACTGGCTTTGTCTTTAACTTTTCGGGGTTTAACAATGGCTGACGCTATCACCGAATACCGGCATATAATGTCCCGCGCCAAACGCGCCGTTGCTGCGTGCGTGGTGGAAATTCAGGGCAATTCCCCGGCTCCTGAAATCTGGCGCGATCGGGCTGACCGTCTACGAAACGCCGTAAACCGGGCCGAACGCTTGGCGCGCTGTAACAATTTCGATGCGGCGGTCCTGCTTCTCAGCGGCGAGAGCGGGCCGGCATGATCTGCATCTAACCCCATAGCCTGTGCGCGCTTTCTCCCGGGCTATCAGCGAGTAGCCTTCAATGTCGGCCTCTCTAACCGTATTGCCAGGCACTCCTTCAGAGCAATCCGGCATGAGCAAACCCTACCGCGCTGCAAAAAGTTAAGGGTAAGGTCGGCATCGCTTTTTTAGATCTGTCTGATTAACATAACCGCATCAGGGCAGGCTCGCGTATCCGAGCCGCTGAAAGAGGGCTGCAATTACGAGAATATCGAATGAATTCTCGGCGTTGTTGACTGATTCGTATCCCGCAGCCGGTGAAAGCCCGGCATTTAGTGCCAATTTGCACCACATGTCCAAAAAATGAATAATCGGCAACGCAATGAGTTATTGCTTGCACGCAATCGCAAACACGGCAACAACAAGGGCGTTGATAGGAGGCTAAACACACCCAAACACAGGAGAAATCAGATGCGAGTTAAACCACGCCACGTTGAAGAAGTTATAGCTATCCGGCTTTCCGACGACTTGATTGCAGAGCACGGTAACGTCCTGATTATACGCGGGGATGAGACCGTTGAAGTCATAAGCGAGGATGAATTCGACCGGATATTCGAAGTCAATACCGAACGTGACGAGGATGACGCGCCTAGACGCCCTGTCCTAACTTCACCCGTTCGCCCTCCGGCTCCTCCGGTCAGGCCGACGCTCACAAGAATGCGGCTCAACAGCGAAGAGCGCATTATCCTGGCCTTCGGGCCAGACACCGACGGGAACTATCTGCACGGCCTCTCGGTCGCCAAACTGGCACAAATCCTCGAACGAATGCCCACGGTCACGCTGCTTGATCGGCTTGCCAAACTGTCCAAAAACAAACACATCGTCGGCAGCATAGAGGACGGGATACTCGTTTACTCCCTAACAAGCCTGGGAAAGGAAATCTCAGCCGGGCTTCGGCAAAAGCGAATGAAGCATTGATCTAGAAAGTCTCCGTTAGGTTTGCGCGCGCGAAATGCATGTGCCATAAATGCGGCAGATCGAACGGAGACAACCTATGGCCAACGTATTCAAACCCGGCGCGCCTGCATTTAGCGTCCGCATGACGAAACCAGAAGTGCCAAGGCGCGACTTGCCCTGGCACGACATGGCGCTTGTGTGGCTCTACCTACTGGTCGTGCTGGCGTTTTCTGGCGTCATGATGCTGGCGGCGGTCCTGACGTAAGCCACGGCGCAGTGATCGTGGCAGTAAACTCTCCCCGGCGCTGAAGGCTCATCACAGTAGCGCCAGCTACCCTTAACGCCCTCCACCCAACTACAAGGCTCTACGCGCACCCTGGACGGCTTCGGATGCTCCGGGGGCATGTGTGTCGGCTCTGTGCGGATAACGGCTTGTATGGCCTCCTGGTAGGCTTTTCGCGCGGCAATAGCTTGCAGCCTGCCAGCGTATTTGCCTCCCTGTTTGATCGGCGACGGCCTGGCGGGCAGGTTAAGCCGGTGCGCCTTACCCACAACGGCGTTTTTGGAGATGTTCAAACGACGCCCGATTGCGGCGGTTGAGAGCCCCTCGGCCCAGAGCGCGCGCAGCTCGGCCGTCAGCTCGTCGGTCCAGTCTACCATGCGGATTCCTCCTGTTTGGCCCTGAGCCCAGCGTTATGCGCCTCTGCAGCCGGATCTACGCGGGTTGCTTCCATCCGGTAAACCATCCGCGGCACAGCCACTAAGCCGAGCGCCGTTTGCTGCCAGCCCCATTCCAACTTGGCCGTAAAGCCCGCCGGCAATCCCATAACTCCCATCACTTTCCGCCTCCGATCACGGTTATCGTGATATCCGAACTCACTTGGTCATCTGGGACGTAATGCCGCGAGATTGTCAGGCTTGCGATCTGGCTATCATCCATCCACGCTACACCATTCAAAGCATCTCCGCAGAGCTTAGCGACATTATCCAGGTCGGGCTTCCCGGTAGGCCGGATAAGACCTCCGAGCGCCTCCTGGCGCCGCTTCCTGGTCCACGATCTTGGCACCGGCAGGTGCATGGCAATCTCCAGGGCGATCGCGCCTTCCAGCGGCTTGATACCCGCCTGCAGCGCGCAATGCTTAATCCACTGCTCACCTGATAGCGTCGCTTGGGGCGTATAAGCCCGGCCGGTCGAGCGCACGAAACGGGGGCGGCCTTTGCCCTTGATGATGCCAGGCACGTTGAAGGCTATATTGGTCAACTTTTCTTCTCCAATTCCTACAGGGTCAATGCAGAGACCGGGTTGAAGGTCGCATTTTTCTGGTTTTGGTGACATATTAGCTCCGGTTGGTGACAGTATTATAAGTAAGGTATTGATTATATTATATTATATTAATTGTGTCATTGTGTCATAGGGATACTCCCCCTATACCTATACCATCCCACTGCCCGTACCCCCCCCGCCCGCGTGACACAATGACAGAATTACGGGAATTGTGATTTTTCAATGGGTTAATCAATTGTGTCACCGTGACGCAATTCAGTCGCGGCGTGGTCTTGGGCTGCGGTGTAAATGGTTGTTGGGCGACCGGCCCCGTTCGGCTTGGCCTGCGATACCGTAAGCATCCCGGCTTGAACGAGGGTATCTAGGAGGTCTCTCGTCTCTCTAGCCGGCAGCTTAAGCCCGCGCCTAAACAAGTCCCTGACGGTACAAGAACCGGCTGCGCGCACGATTGCCAAAGCCTTGTTGCACCGGCTCTCAAATTCGGTATCCGCGATATGATGGCCACCTTCGCGCATCAAGGATGAAGCGCAATGCGCCGACAAATCCCAGCCCCAGGCCATATCAAGTTCAGTGATCTCCGGGCGTTCTGGCTTGCGGCTGACAGCCCTAACCAGCGCCAGCTTTTCCGCGTTCTCACATAGCCGGTTGATAATGGATGCGAATGGCGTACCCATGACGCTCTCGGCCCATTCATCTTCAAGATCCTGGTTTTTCTCGCGGCGCTTGGTGGCGCCCGGCGTCATGGTCACGATATACGCCTCTGCGTCATCTGTGGCGGTCATCCTGGCCACGTGCGCTTGCGGCAGATTGCCGCCTTGCACACGCTCCCCAACGCCGCCCGCTATGGTTCGTAATCCTTCTAGAAGCTCATCTGATGGCTTGAAGATGCCCGCCTGTTTATTGCGGTCTGGCCTGTCGTTCTCGGCCCTGAACACCAGGAAACGGGCCAACGATCCGTCAATCAAGGCCCCGCCTTCCAGCGCCTTCCAGAACGTCGCCGGCGTGCTGGTGCCGTAGAAGCAAACGCATGGCTGGTTGATATCAATGCGCGGGTTTTCTTTCCGGTTGGCATATTCCGTGCCGCGATAAATGCCCTTGGCGCGGCTGTAGAGCTTGAGAAGCTCGGACCAGATTTCCGCCTTATGTGAGGGTGCCTTTGGTCCGGTGACGGTTGAAAGGAAATACCCAAGCTCGTCGATCTGGAAAAGCCTGGCCGGGTGCGCCTCGACTGAGGATAGAACCGCCCGTCCTGACGCTATGCTTTCGCCGCCCATGTAATGTCCAAGGTCTGCCACGTCGATAGCTCGTCGCACTACCTCGATGGCATGATCCTTGCCGCCGCCGGATTCAGCCAAGCCGGCGACATATATGTTGGTCCTCAAGTCCGTGTTGGTCCGGTATTTACGGCCGGCAAGAACCCCAACAGCGCATATGGCAGCACCTAAAGCCAGGAATGGCTGCGGCCTGATAGCGGTACGGATAGCCTCGTCCACAATCAGCTTTAAGACCCCCTCAACATTCATAATGGAGCTCGATACCGCTAGAGGCTTAGCCTGTTTCTGAGCCACCTTGCCCGCCAGCTTGTCGAGCAACGCTTGAGCTGGGTGTGGACCTCCCTCTTCCTCCTCCTCCACCACCACCGTATGCTCAACCTCGCGCGGGCGGCCTTTGCCATCGCGGTACGCCTGCTCCAGCGTCTTGTGTGCGGCACGGAAATCCCTGCAGCGCGGACGCAATACGGTGAGGGCGGCGGACAATCCTGCCCATGCGGTGCCGTCCGGGATCTCGCCGGCCGTCACCAGCCCGCCGATGGCATACGCCTCGCGGTTGAGGATCTCGTGCTTGGCGCCGTCAGGTGCGTTGGCGATATTTCCGCAGGCATCCTCCAGCGCCGCCCTACCGTATGCCGTGCCATCCGCATCTATGGCGATCGGCTTGTATGGGGTGGGCCCTGATGCCGGGGCGCGCTGCTCTGCGCACGCAGCAATTAGCCAATCCGGCATGTCGGCCGGGTCGCACGGGTCTGCCACCTGATAGCCATCCGATGGCGGCACGATGATATAGCCGCCCTCGCCGCGGACATCGACGCCCGGTGCCACGCGCGAGGCGCTGTTGCGCAGATGCACGCCAACAGGCGCGAGAAACAACAGATGCAGCCCGCCAGAGCGCGTCTTGTGCGTCCTGGTGAAAGGCAACCGCTCGCTGTTGGCGTTGAGCCATTCCATGCCCCTGGCACCATCCTTGATGTCAATATCCACCACCACCACGCCGCTGGCCGCGCCGGTCGGCGCACCTATGAGCTTGGCGCCTGGGACGCTGAACATGCGGCGGATAACGGCCGGATCAGCGCTGGCATCCTTAAACCCGCGCGGGGTTAAGGGTGATTTATCGGCTTTGCACGGAAATACCGGCAGGCCGAGAGCGATAGCCGCCTCGGCGAGACCGGCGGGAACGACCGGCCGGCGCCATGGATACGTTGGTTTGTCGGTCATCATGGTTCAACCCGCCTAAAAAGGCGGCTCCCCCATCTCTATCCACCGCAGGCAGTCCTGATAACCAGTGACCGCCACCTCCAGCATCGTAAACCATTCTTCTTGTGTCAGTGTTGCAAGGTCAGTCTTGCCAATGGATTCCAGGTATTCACCGACGTTGTGCGATGCCCCTTCCCGGATAGCGCGGGTTTCGTCGGGCGTTTTGTCAATCATCATATGAACTCCGTTCTCAAAGCCTACGGCGCCCGGGAACAGCATGTCCACGGCGCGCAACCAATTGACGCTATTCAAATCGTGCGCTCACGATCTCGGTGTATTTGCCGGAAGCACGAACGCATATAGATTTAGGCTTGGCAAGCATTCCCGTTTGCGACAGCGCTTCTTCCACAGTTTTAGGTATGGTCGAGCCGGGCGCGTGCCTTAGCCATGTCTGCACGAACTTCTGACGAGCGAATCCGGTATGCTCTGGACACCACCAAGTCTGATGAAAGATCATGCCGCACCTATATAGAACCCTCATGGAAGGCGGTTTTCCTGCCTTTTCATGGCGTTGATAGGTCACTGCGGAAACATCAAGCCACACCGGTTTGATTTGGCTTGACAAAATGGCAAGTTGAGCGGCCTTGGTCTCAACCTTAGACTTAGGTGCAGGAAATGGCGCGCCACACTCTACGCACTCAAGGGCTGTAAGCGGGTTTCTCGCTTCGCATTCAGGGCATTGTTTGGTTGGCGTCTCGCCGTCTCCCGGCTTACCTTTCTCACGTGGCGGTGATATGGCGTCTATGCAGCCAAACCTCGCAACATTCCCCCCGAAGTCGGCAATCATCGCGTCTGCTTTGCCTGGAAACAGCCTAAGCCCGCGCCCTACTGCTTGAATATATTTCCCGGCCGATTTTGTAGCGACAGCCAAGGCCACTAGGTCGGTATGCTTTGCATTAAACCCGACAGCCAAAGCATTAACAGAAACAAGGCATCTGATTTCCATTCGGCGGAATCTATCAATTGCCTCCGCTCGCTCGGCGAGCGGAGTTGTCGCAAATATTCCCTCGCAACTAAAACCTCGTTTTCTAATTGCATCCCGCAATAATGTGCAATGCTTTACGCCACATCCAAACACGATCCATCCTCGCCTGTCTTTACCTAAAGCGACGATTTCGTCAGCAATGGCATTAATAACTTCAGCGTCCATGGCTGCGGCCTCAAGATCTCCAGCGATAAACTCGCCGCCTCTTGTCCCTACGCCGCTAGTGTCTATCTGTGTTTCCGATGAAGTTGTAACGGGAGGGCATAAATAACCGGCCTCTATGGCCTCGCGCACATTATATTCGTAACAGATAGATGAAAATAGCGCGTCATCTCCTTTATGGAGCATCCCGCTATCTAGGCGAAATGCCGTGGCCGTCCAACCGACTACGCGGAGAAACTTATTGATTTGCGTCAATTCGTTTATGAACTTGCGCCACATGGCGTTAGCATTTCTAGGTATGCTTTGGGCTTCGTCCACTAAAATAAGATCACATCTCTGCAACTCGTAACTTTTCTTGTGGATGGATTGGATAGAGCCGAATATGACTTGCGCGTTTATTTCGCGCTTATTTAGGCCGGCTGCATATATGCCTGCGGGACATTCGGGCCAAAGCCCCTTCATCTCGGCGTAGTTCTGGGCCACCAGCTCCGTTGAATGTGTCAACACAAGAATGCGCGTATCAGGGTAGCCTTCAAGCGCACGGCGCACGAATTCAGCGATGCATAATGCCTTCCCGGTCCCCGTAGGGAGGACGACGATAGGGTTTCCGTCATCCTCTCCTAGATAATTCCACGCCGCATCCACTGCCGCTTTTTGGTAGTCTCGCAGGATTAAACGGATCATATAAGCCTCCCAAGGCTTTGCGCCCAATCTATCGGGTCTTTAGTCTTTTTGCGCATATTGCAAGAAGGGCACGACAAAAGTAGATTGTTTGGCCAGTTTGTTCCTCCTTTTGATAGAGGCTTAACATGGTCAACATGGTAATCGTTTTTGATTGACGATCGGCACCATCCGCACTTCCATTTCTGCGCGTTTCCTATCCGCATAATGTCAGCCTTGGTATGCTTTCCTGGCGCTCCTTTTCGATTTGCTTTTTTGTTTCGATCAGCCGCAGCTCTTTTTTCAGGATTGTCGCACCGCCATTTCCTGCTACCTTCTGCATTCGCTATTCGTTTGGCGATTATGTTGCGCTCCTTTTCCGCTTCGGCTTCCGCTAGAGCGTCTTCAAACAAATCAAAATTATACGCGATAAATAAAAGACGATACAAATTGTATATAGATCGTTCCGATCTATATCTAGCACCACGCCTCGCTTTGTCCTTTGCTTTGGTTGTGTCGGTCGGAATATAATCGTATGTTTTCCGGTGCTTCTTTATATATTCCTTAAACCCTTCCGGGTTGGATGTGCGTTGGTATAACGCATGCGCCCTGCCGCACGCCACGCAAGCGCAGGAATTTACATATCGTAGCGTTGCGCCGCACTTATTACACGGAGTTCCGTTATAGTGCATTTCTCCCTTATCGCGCGCTTCAAGGCGCCCCTGGTCTGCCGTGCTTTTTGCTTTGACCATAACGTCATTTGGTCTTTCTGATCTACGCAATACGCGAGAGCAAACTAAACATCCGTTACTTGATACCAAATACTCAGAAATATGAGACCTTATGCACGGTTCGCCTGTAAAAAAGCGTTTCAGGCCCTGCGCTTTCGCTTCCTCACGCGTGACAACAGGTCCGTCATAAGGTACATAGGATTTAGCCATATCGACTCCATCATAGTCGGTTTAGGTTAGAGCCGGGTTGAGCGCGCCAACGCTCCCCGGCTCCTTCTTTTATAACAGATATTACATTGATATCAAGCAACAGAACCGCCTTCGTTTTTGTGGCACTGGGCATGATGATCGCACCACTTACAAACGTACCACGCGGGATCATTGCTGATCCTGGCCAGGGGGTACGGCGCTTCGATGATCCGGCGCGCTTTCTCGATCAGCCTGATTGCGGCCTCCGGGTTTTCCTCGGTGCGGCACGAAATCGTGCTGCGCTCGCCGGGCGTGGAGACGGTCAGGTAATGGCGCGCCATGCCGCTGTAGTGCATATACAGGACAGCTTGACTGTAATAAATTTCATCCCAGACGGCGAGGGCATCTTTCTCGCTTTTCTCATATTTGATTTTAGCCAACTTCTCCTGTTTCTTTTCGTTTACGCATTTATGCTCCCAGATGGCCCAGCTTTTAGGTGCCTGTAGTAGCCCATGAATAGCGCCATCTATATGACCTCGGAACTTGCCATCATGGTCCTCAAAGCCGAATTGCTTGCCGGTGTTGGGGTCGATGGTATGCAGCGTTACGCCAGGCACCAGCCGCAGGCGCGCCGCCATAAGATCCTCGCCGCGATGGCCGTCCTCGAACCGTTTAAGCGTGGCCGCATCATGGGCCGGGCGCGTGGTAACGCGGAAATCATAATACAGCTTGCGCTCACATGGATGTCCGATGGCGCTCATGCCGAGGTAGTTGCGCTTTGGCTCCAGGAGCGCGCGCGCCTCGATGGCTCGGTCCATCGCTTCCAGGGTCGGGTCTTTATCCATTGGTGGCAAAGGTGCCATACTCAATTCTCCCATTAGAAAAAAAGGGCGGCGCCATAAACGCCGCCCCAACGCACTGCTTACTTGCGCTGCTTCCAGGGCGGCGTTGCCACTGTCGGCGCGGCAGCAACCGGCGCAGCGGCCTGAGCCGGGCGCGCGGCCTGCGGAGCGGTACGAACAGGCGCAGCCTGCACGCCGCCGCCAACCGGCTTGTAGCCCTTCACCTCATTCTGCGCCTCGCGCTGCACGTTGTCCCGGTCGGGACCGGCCGGACGCACTTTCACGGTGGCGATGAGCGGCTTGAAATGCAGCTCCTCGCTATCCGACACCGCCATTTTACCGACGGCGCGGCAGATGGCGCTAAGGGTACGCTGGGCGATCTCGACCGCCTGGGAGTTCTTGTTCACCAGGTTCAGCCGGTCCCACACCTTACGACCGGCGAACTCGCCGTCGATGATGTCGTACTCCAGCCAGAGCATCTGGCCGGTTTCGTCCTTGGTGGACTTCATCTCGCTGCCCACGATTTGAACGATGTAGTCGCCGGGCGGCAGCACCTCAATCGGTGCGTTCGGCTCGACCTGGGAGGCGTCGAAATTGAGTGCGGCCATGATTACTGATCCTTGTTCTGGACGTTGAAGTAGGGGATATGCGCGGAGACGGTCGGCCACATGAGCGCGGGATCGTCCGGCAGGTCGATGCTATGCGGCATGTTGTCGCGGTTCTTGGCCACATAGGCGGGGCGTTCGGCCGTATAGAGAACCCGGCTTCCGGCGCCGATACCGCGGGCGACTTCCTTCTTGAACCCAACGTCGGCCTTGCGGACGCTGACACGCTGGTTCAGGAAAAACACGCTATCCACGTTTTCCTGCAAGAGTGCCGACGCCTTCTCATGCAGCTTGACCATATAGCGATCATACGGGTCCGTGTCGGGCGCGTCGAACCGCTTGATGTTGCAATGCGCGATCATCAGGATGTTCATGCGCCGCTCGTCGCGCAGCGCGTTAAGCCCCTCGATGATCTCGCGCCACGCATCCAGAGCCGCCATGTAGCCCTTGCCGTAACCAGGCTGCTCGATGTCCTTCCAGCCATTGGCCTCGGCCACGCTTTTCCACACGATCGGCTCCAGCCAGTCGATGCTGTCGATGATGGCGGTTTCAAAGCTATGATCCTCGGCGTACAGGGTGCCGATTGCCGACATGAACTGAGCGTAAGTGCGGATGCGTGGGAAGGATTTGGCCTTCACCGAGCGCAAACCGTCCTCGGTCGGGAGGAAGATCGGGCTCGGCGCGCCGGCGGCGAGGGTGGTTTTACCCATGCCGTGCGGCCCATAGATGATGCTGCGCAGCGGCTTATCCGCATCACTCTCTATGATATCGTCCAGCGTAAATGTGTCGGACATTATTCAGCTCCCTTCTTGGCGAACTTGTACGTGGGCTTGCCCGTGCCGACGGTGCGGAACGGCAGGAACATCGTCTTGAGCGACGAGGGCCAGTTGTTATAGGCGCTCTCCGACACGGTACGCTTGATCTTGACATACTCGCCGGCGGGTTCGCCCATGCCGTTGAGCGTATTCTCGACCATCGCCAGCCCCGCCTCGTCCCAGGTCACGGCTTTGGGCAGATCGCAGGTGATGGAGAAACCGTCCTCCTTGATGGTGACAGAGCCAGTGTCCTTGTTCTTCGCCTTGCGCTCAGCAGCCGCCTTATCCGCGAACCGCAGCGCCATAGCGTCTTCCAAACGCCCTTTGTGTTCCTTTGCCGCGGCTTCAAGTGTCGCGACATCTTCAAAGAGCATCGCAAGGTGAGCGAGCGGAAGACCTGAGATCTTCTGCACGTCCAGCTTGTCCAGCTCGTCCAGAGTCGTACGATTTGACATGATGTTGATCCTACCGGCGTTAACCCTTATCCGGCTTGCCGAAGGCCGGGGGAATGACATGTTAAATGAAGCTCTGCGTGAACTTCCGCCCATCCGCCGTAATCGACAGCAGCACAGAGCGTCCGTCTCTCGGGTCTTTAGCGCGGACGATAAAGCCCAATTCCTCCAGCTTATCCGCCGCGCGGGTGATTGCCGGCTTGTGCAGGTTAAACCGCTCAGCTAAGCCGCGCACGGTCTGCTTGGCAAGTTTGCACGCCATCAGCACGGCGAGCTGGCGCACGCTTAAATCGTCGCGCTTCTTGGTGATGAGGTGGCTGGTCAATTCGGTTACGTTGATTTTTTCCATGTTTTGCTCCTGGGTGTTGGTGGTTATTCGTTGGGCGATTTGTCGGAGGGCATGGGCGCTTCGGCCCATTCCATGTAGCTCAGCAGGAAAAGCCCCAGAGCTATGCTGGCAATGAAAACGTTGATCTCATTTCCGTCCTTTAGATACGTAAGTATATTGATGAGTACAGACGCTGCATACACACAAACCTTGATTTTCGTCCAAAACATTACTATCTCCTGTTAATCCTTAACGATCTTCCGGCTGACGGCGGCCAGCAAGCGCTGGTAGTTTTCGAGGCTGATTTTCGCGCCCCGCTCTTTCCAGCGCCAGAAAGTTGTGAAAGAAATACCCGCCTCGTGGCAACATTCGGCGATTTTACGCCCGTTATCCTTGGCGAGCTGCTGTAGTGCATATGGGGATAAGATATTGTCCATGGCCTTATCCTACCATGCCAAAAGATTGCGTCAATGCTATTTGCGCTCTTGCAATCGTTTTTTATTTGGCATAATGTTCGTTGCATCAACCACGGTGAGAGACGATGACCGAAGACAACAAACCGACGACCGAAGATATTGTTAACTCTATCAAGGGCTTTGACCTGAACTGGAAGTGCAGAGATTTCCAGTTCGAGATCGGTAAAACCTACAAGCAGAGCGGCGATATTGTCGCCTGCCAGAACGGCTTCCATGCCATCGAAGGTCATCCGCTGGAAGTGTTCGGATATTATGCGCCTGGCATCAGCCGTTATGCCGAGGTGAAGCAGAGCGGCCAGATCGCGCGCCATTGCGACGACAGCAAGGTCGCGTCCGCGAAGATCACAATCGGCGTTGAGCTGCATCTGCACGACCTGATCCAGCGCGCCGTTAAGTGGGTTTTCGACCACGCCAAGCCTGAGAATACAGAGCGCAGCACTGGCACCCAAGGCGCGGCCAGCAGCACTGGCTACCAAGGCGCGGCCAGCAGCACTGGCTACCAAGGCGCGGCCAGCAGCACTGGCCCCCAAGGCGCGGCCAGCAGCACTGGCACCCAAGGCGCGGCCAGCAGCACTGGCACCCGAGGCGCGGCCAGCAGCACTGGCACCCGAGGCGCGGCCAGCAGCACTGGCTACCAAGGCGCGGCCAGCAGCACTGGCACCCAAGGCGCGGCCAGCAGCACTGGCACCCGAGGCGCGGCCAGCAGCACTGGCGACTACGGCGCGGCCAGCAGCACTGGCTACCAAGGCGCGGCCAGCAGCACTGGCTACCAAGGCGCGGCCAGCAGCACTGGCCCCCAAGGCGCGGCCATGGCGTCAGGTTTTGCGGGTAAGGTCATGGGCGCCGATGGAAACGCGCTGTTTCTCGTCCATCGCAACGATGCCGGCGAGATCACCCACGCATGGGCCGGGATCGTTGGGCGCGACGGTATCAAGCCGAATGTTTGGTATCAGCTTGGTACGGACGGTCAACCGAATGAGGTGAAATAATGCGCCCCTACCGCAAACCCAACACCGAACGCCTACGCGATGCCGACATTGAGACGTTCGGTCTTATCCACGAGAAAGCCGCCGAGTTCGTGAAGCAGGTTTACACCGAGCTTGGGCGGCTTAACTTCCGCTACACCTTTGACAAGCAGGAAACGCTACTCCAGGCCATAAAAGACGTGATGCACGATTGCTGCATCCCGCGCGCGGAGGACGTGGAAGAGTGTGTTGACGAGGCCGAGCGTGAACACGTCTGCGAGGCCGAGGATACGTGGTCCGATATGGCGCGCGAGGAACGCAAGGATAGGAGTTTGGGGCTGTGACCGCCGCCACCATGATCGCCGAAATCTATGCCGATGAGGCACTGGAAGACGCCGAAGCGTTCGAGCGTGACCTGACAATCGCTCAGATGCACGCGCCGGACGATTTCAGTCCGATGGAGCGCGCGGCGCTGGAACTGCTCATGCGCGCTGCTGTGGCGCGTGCGAAACTGCGGCGGGTTGCTGCTGGTTTGGAAATTAAGGAGGAAGTTTGATGTTTCAGATTAAAAACCGTTTTACCGGCGCAGTGATTTTTGAGTGCGAACTTTCCGCCGATGTCGTAGACAAAGAATATCGCTTCCAGCTCGGCTTTGCTGTGAAGAAGGCAGTTGAAGCGCGCGCCAACCTCGCGCGCGCCAACCTCGCGGGCGCCTACCTCGGGGGCGCCAACCTCGCGGACGCCAACCTCGCGCGCGCCAACCTCGCGGGCGCCTACCTCGGGGGCGCCAACCTCGCGGACGCCAACCTCGCGGACGCCAACCTCGCGGACGCCTACATCGGGGGCGCCAACCTCGCGCGCGCCAACCTCGCGGGCGCCTACCTCGGGGGCGCCAACCTCGCGCGCGCCAACCTCGCGGGCGCCTACCTCGCGGACGCCAAGTGGAGCGATGGCATCATTATCAATAAGCGCCCGATGCAGCTTTACGGCCTCGATTATTCCGTGACGATCCTGGACGACCACATGCAGATCGGATGTGAACTGCACGCGCTCTCAGAATGGAGCGATTTCGACGATAGACGTATCGCACAGATGGACGGCCTACGCTCGGCTAAATTCTGGAAGGCGCACAAGGATGCTCTGTTGTCGCTTGCCGCTTCGGCTGGTCGCAGCGTGGAAATTGCCGCTGGGATGGAAGACAACACATGACCTGGTGGCAATTCCTTGACGCCCATCCGTTGGTGTCCGGCGCTATCCTGGTCTATATCCCCATGGCGCTGGACTGGCTGCTGCACGTCATCGCCGCGACGGTCGCTGCCACGCTGCACGGCCCGTATCGCGGCCAGACGGTGACGACGCTGGACCGCGCAGGGTTTTTCGTGACGGCGCTGGTGCTGATGTGCGCGCCGGTTCTTATCATTGGAGTCTTGTAATGCCTGAAATTGTTTACGTACTGCGCACTTGCGACAAAAACCTTCGCGCTTATGGCGGCTTCCAGTGGCCAGAAAGCGGCCCTGTTGAAGCGCCGGATTGGCAACCACACGCAACATGCGGCAATGGCCTGCATGGCCTGTTGTGGGGTGCCGGTGATGCGTCGCACCTAGCTACCGACGCTGATGCAAAATGGCTTGTTGTTGCGGTGGTGGCGACGGAGATTGTTGACCTTGATGGCAAGGTAAAAGTCCCT